TATATGTAAAATCAAAGAAAGAAAGCAAGTGGAAAACACTTGAAGGTGAGAGTGTAGAACCCATTCAACCAGGAACAGTTCGCGATTGCCGCGAGTTCTATAAAAAGTATGATGGTATTGATGGGTTCAAGATTTACGGAAATGAGAGATATGTGTATCAGTATATTTCTGATAACTATCCTGCAGAAGAAATTAAGTTTGATATCAAAAAGATCAATCTAGTAACGATTGATATTGAGGTTCAGGCAGAGCATGGATTCCCTGATCCAGAATCTTGTTCTGAGGAGATGCTTACAATCTCTATTCAGGACTATACAACAAAAGAGATTAGAACCTGGGGACGTAAACCATATACACCTACTCAGAAGAATGTAACCTATCATTACTTCCCTGATGAAGTAGAGATGCTTGAATCATTTCTATATTGGTGGTCCACCAATCCACCCGATGTTGTGACTGGATGGAACTGTCGCCTGTATGATATTCCATACCTTTGTGGACGTATCACTCGGATTATGGGTGAGAAGAAGATGAAGGAACTCTCACCTTGGGGATATATTAATCATCAAGAGATTCAAATCTCTGGTAGGGTATTCAATGTCTTTGAACTTCTTGGTGTTACTACACTTGATTATCTAGAACTGTACAAGAAGTTTACTTACAAGGCACAAGAATCCTATCGATTGGATTATATTGCTGAAGTAGAACTAGGACAAAAGAAACTAGATCACAGTGAGTTTGATACCTTTAAAGATTTCTATCGTGGTAACTGGAAGAAGTTTGTAGACTACAACATCGTTGACGTGGAACTTGTTGACCGAATGGAAGACAAGATGAAACTGATTGAACTTGCATTGACGATGGCGTATACTGCCAAAGTCAATTATAATGATGTGATGTTCCAGGTACGGATGTGGGACACTATCATTTACAACTATCTCAAAAAGAGAAACATTGTTATTCCTCCTAAAGATAAGTCTGATAAGAGTGATAAGTATGCTGGTGCCTATGTGAAGGAACCAAAACCTGGTGTGTATGATTGGGTGGTGTCATTTGACCTTAACTCACTATATCCTCACTTAATGATGCAGTATAATATATCACCAGAGACATTGATTGAGACAAAGCATCCATCAGTTACTGTTGATAAGATTCTCAATCAGGATATTACTTTTGAGATGTATAAAGACTATGCCGTCTGTGGCAATGGCGCAATGTATAGAAAGGACATAAAGGGATTTCTGCCTGAGTTGATGGAGAAGATGTATGCTGAAAGAGTTATCTTTAAGAAACGAATGCTCGCAGCAAAGCAGGAGTATGAGAAGACTCCTACTGTTACACTTGAAAAGGAAATCGCTCGATGTAACAACATTCAAATGGCGAAGAAGATTGCTCTTAATAGTGCTTATGGCGCTATTGGTAATCAATATTTCAGATACTTTAAGTTAGCAAATGCTGAAGCAATCACGCTTTCAGGGCAAACTTCTATCCGTTGGATTGAAAATCGTATGAACGGATATCTAAATAATCTATTAAAAACAGATAATGTCGATTATGTCATTGCATCTGACACCGACTCAATCTATATTAATTTTGGACCTCTTGTTGATAAATTTTATAGCAATCGCGTCAGCGAACCGACTAAGATTGTGGAGATCATCAATAAGATTTGTGAGGACAAGTTGGAACCGTTCATCGATTCTTCCTATCAAGACCTTGCGACGTTTGTTAATGCATATGAACAGAAAATGCAAATGAAGCGTGAGAATATTGCTGAACGTGGTATCTGGACTGCAAAGAAGCGATATATTCTTAACGTATGGGATAGTGAAGGTGTTCGCTATGAGGAACCTAAACTCAAAATGATGGGTATTGAAGCAGTCAAATCATCTACTCCTGCTCCTTGTAGGAAGATGATCAAAGATGCTCTCAAACTTATGATGAATGGGACTGAGGATGAGGTGATTGACTTTATTGATAATGCTAGAGAGAAGTTTAAAAAGATGACCCCAGAGGAGATAGCATTTCCAAGGTCAATCTCTGATGTGAATAAGCACAAGTCTTTCTCTACCATTTATGGTAAGGGATGCCCAATGCATGTTCGCGGAGCATTACTATATAATCACTACATTAAAGAGAGGAAACTTGATAGTAAGTATTCTCTTATCAATAACGGAGAAAAGATCAAGTTCGTAGCATTAAAGAAGGCAAATCCAATCAGAGAAAATGTATTATCATTCATCTCAGAGTTTCCTCACGAACTTGGTCTTGACAAATACATTGACTATGATCTACAATTCAACAAAGCCTTTCTAGAACCTCTCAAGGTCATTCTTGATGCTATTGGTTGGAATGTGGAGAAAACTGTAAACCTTGAACTATTCTTTGGATAATGGATTTTTTAAAAGAGATTGTAAAAGAGATTGGAGATGACTATACCAAACTTGCCGCCGACATCGACGACACAGAAACTTTCGTGGACACAGGTTCGTTCATTCTTAACGGACTCATATCAGGTAGTATATTTGGTGGTTGTTCTGGGAATAAGATTACTGCCATTGCTGGTGAGTCTTCTACTGGCAAGACTTTCTTTAGTCTCGCTGTGGTTAAGAATTTTCTGGATAGTAATCCTGGTGGTTACTGTTTGTACTTTGACACTGAAGCAGCAGTTAACAAGTCTCTTCTTAAAAGCCGTGGCATTGACTTAGAACGATTAGTTGTTATCAATGTTGTTACGATTGAACAGTTCAGGCAGAAAGCATTGCAGGCTGTTGATATATACTTAAAAACGTCTGAAGAGGACCGCAGTCCTTGCATGTTTGTGCTAGACTCTCTTGGTATGCTTTCAACAGAGAAAGAGATTCGGGATGCTTTAGACGACAAACAAGTTCGGGACATGACCAAATCCCAACTGGTGAAAGGAGCATTCCGTATGCTCACACTCAAACTTGGTCAAGCAAACATTCCAATGATTGTAACCAATCACACCTACGATGTCATCGGATCTTATGTACCAACTAAAGAAATGGGAGGAGGCAGCGGTCTCAAGTATGCAGCGTCTACAATCATCTATCTGTCCAAGAAAAAGGAGAAAGATGGCACCGATGTCGTTGGAAACCTTATCAAGGCAAAGACTGCTAAGTCGCGTTTAAGTAAGGAGAACAAAGATGTTACAGTACGTCTCTATTACGATGAGCGTGGTCTTGATAAGTATTATGGTTTACTTGAGTTGGGAGAACTTGGTGGACTCTGGAAGAACGTTGCAGGTCGTTATGAGATAGGCGGCAAGAAAGTTTATGCTAAAGCGATTCTCAAAGAACCCGAAACATACTTTACCGAAGAGGTGATGGAAAAGTTAGATGCTATTGCTAAGGAGGAGTTTTCTTACGGTTCATGAATGTATTAGATTTATGTTTGAAGATTGATCAGGCAATTCCTGACTCAATCTGTGACGAGTTCGTTAATATATTTAACGAGAGTGATAGAAAACAGAGACTTGATAGAAATGGATATCCAAACTGGACTAATCTATTCGTTCAAGATCTTACTGATCATGAACATTATGATGTGATTCAGCAAAAGATTGAAAAACAAAATCATATATTCCTCAATACATATCAAAATTATATTGGGGAGTATGGAAAGTACTTTGAGTCTCATACCTTTGAGTTTGAGGGGGGAAATATTAAGTGCTATGAAAGTGGTACGGAAGATAGGTATGATTTTCATGCTGACACTAGTTCACTTCTCACCTCACGTAGATACCTTGCTATGATATGGTATCTGAATGATGACTTTGAAGGTGGAGAAACTGTATTCTACCCCGAATGTTCAATCAAACCCAAAAAAGGATCTGTACTTATCTTCCCTCCTTACTGGATGTTTCCTCATAGGGGCAAACCAGTATTAGAAGGTAAAAAATATATTATGTCAACTTACTGTCTCTGGTCAAATGGATAAAATTGAGTTCTTAATCCTTAAGAATCTTCTTCATACTGAAGACTATTGGAGAAAAGTTATTCCCTTCTTAAAATCTGAATATTTTGAGGATACTAATCAAAAGATAGTGTATGAAGAGATTGAATCTTTTGTTACTCAATACAATGATACTCCTACAAAAGAAATATTGAGTATTGAAGTAGAAAAGAGAACAGACATCTCTGATATTGGATTTAAAGAAATATCAAAACTCATTAGTTATTTGGATAGCGAACCAGTTGACTTTGACTGGTTGATGGATACTACTGAGAAGTGGTGTCGTGATCGTGCTATTTACTTAGCACTAGTTCAATCTATTTCTATTGCAGATGGTAAGCATGAGAAGCATAGTCCTGATGCCATCCCATCAATCCTATCTGAGGCTCTTGCTGTTGGTTTTGATAATCATGTAGGACACGATTACTTAGAAGATTGTGCTGAAAGATATGATCTATACACCAAAAAAGAATCTAGGATTCCGTTCGACCTTGAGTTCTTTAACAAGATCACAAAAGGTGGTCTTCCTAATAAAACACTCAATATTGCTCTTGCTGGGACTGGTGTCGGCAAGTCTCTGTTTATGTGTCATATGGCTTCTGCTGTCTTACTTCAGAATAAGAACGTACTGTATATTACTGCAGAGATGGCTGAAGAGAAGATTGCGGAACGTATTGACGCAAATCTCTTAAACATTAATATTCAAGATATTGCTGATCTTCCTAAGCAAATGTTTATGAGTAAAGTTAACAACGTTGCTCAAAAGACACAGGGTACTCTTATAATTAAAGAATATGCAACGGCATCAGCACATGCTGGACACTTTAGGTCACTTCTTAATGAACTTGCACTTAAGAAGTCATTTAGACCTGATATTATTTTCATTGATTACCTTAATATATGTGCTTCCGAAAGATATCGCGCTGGTAGCAATGTCAATTCATATACAGTTGTCAAAGCAATTGCTGAAGAGCTTCGAGGGTTGGCTGTCGAAGCAAACGTCCCTATCGTTTCTGCCACGCAGACCACTCGCTCTGGTTATGGCAGCAGTGATGTTGAACTCACTGATACTAGTGAGTCCTTTGGGTTGCCTGCTACTGCTGATCTTATGTTTGCCCTTATTAAAACTGATGAGCTTGAGGAGTTGGGACAGATACTTGTAAAGCAGTTGAAGAACCGCTATAATGCTGAGACTGTATTCAAACGATTTGTGATTGGTGTTGATCGTGCAAAGATGAGACTGTATGATTGTGAGCAAACCGCACAGGATGATTTACTTGACAACAAACAGGAAGAGCAGTATAGTTATGAGGACAAACCTAAGAAAGTATTTGAGGGATTTAAGTTTTGAATAATTATGTTGACTTTGTAAAACAAACTACTAGTGAACCTAGTTTGAACTATGGTGCTATGGCATCTCGTCTTGCTGAACTTGAAGCCTCTGGAGTAAACACTACTCAACTTTTAACTGCTTCTCTGGGATTGACTGCAGAAGCAGGTGAGTTTACTGAGGTAGTGAAGAAGATTTTGTTTCAAGGAAAACCTTATACTGAAGATAATGTATTTCATATGAAGCGTGAACTTGGAGATATCTGCTGGTATCTTGCTCAAGCATTCATGGCATTGGATACTGACTTTGATGAGATTCTTGATATGAACATTGAGAAACTGAGTGCTCGTTACCCTGCAGGAACATTTGATTCCTATTATTCTGAAAACCGTGTAGAAGGAGACGTATGATTAATCTTGAAATTAGCATACCAGCTGCAATTGCTCTTCGACAGGCATTGTATCGCGAACAGCATGGATATACTTTAGATCTATCTTGTTGTCCAACGAGGGTCATTGATATTCGTAATCTTATTGTAGAACTCGACACTAAAATTGAGGTAGAACTCCGTGACCAAGAAAAAGTTCAAGAACAAGAAGAATGATGAATGGGAGTTTGATGAAACTCCTGAAGTTCGTGCTGCTATCGCAAAACTGCACGAAGATATTCGTCAACGTAAACTGAAAGAACAAGACGACAAAC